GATGAGCACAACTTGCAAGCCGCAGAGGTCAGGTATATCCGTGGGGTATATCCTGACCTTGAAGGTGTCTTCTTTGCCGTTCCGAATGGCGGCAAGCGAACCTCACGACAAGCCGCATGGCTGAAAGAAGAAGGTATGAAGGCAGGAGTTTCTGATATGCTACTCCTGAAGCGCACCTCCCAATATGGATTCCTATGTATAGAGAACAAGACTCCCAAGGGCAGGCAGGAACCAGCGCAGAGAGTATTTCAGTTTGAAGTAGAACGGCATGGTGGCAAGTATATCATCGTCCGCTCTATAGATGAATTTATGGAAGCTATCGACAATTATCTAAATGGTGAACTATGACAGAAGAAATCAGACAAGCCATCCAACTTCTTGAAGAAAACGGCTACAAGGTTACTGCTCCTCCCAAGGAAGTCAAAGACGAATATACCTTTGAGCGAGCATGGAACTTGTACGACAAGAAAGTAGGCTGCAAAGCCAAACTCGAAAAGAAGTGGAACTCCATGAGCCAGAAAGACCGCAAGGCAGCTATAGAGTATATTCCATTATATGTGATTGCAACCGAGGATAAAAAGTATCGCAAGAACTTCCAGACATTCCTCAACCAGCGAGGATGGGAAGACGAACTTATCGGAGCAACACCACCGCCAGCAGTTATAAACGAGCAACCATCTGAGATAAGCCAACTTATCGCCAAAACAAAGGCAGAACAGGAGCGGAATACGGACGATGCAAAGAATCATGCCCTTCGACAACGCATCTTTGGCATGATAGAGGTTCTTGAAAAGAATCCAAAGAGCTTCTGCAAATCTCAGTTGGAGATATATCGTGATAATGGTACGTTAGAGCGTTTGGGTATAGAGTGGAAACCACAAACATAAATAAAATGATAGCAATCAGCAAATACAACAAGCAGCATCCTCTCAGAGTATTCGAGGCATTCGCTGGATATGGCAGCCAGAGTCTCGCCTTCAAGTACCTCCAAGAAAACCATCCTGAGTTTGACTTCAAGGTAGTAGGATATTCGGAGATAGAACCTTCTGCCATTCAAGCCTATAGGCTCCTGCATGGGTGGGATATTCCTAATTTCGGTGACGTGACAAGAATTGACTGGAACGAGGTTCCCGACTTCGACTTCATCAGTTGGTCTTCTCCATGCCAAGACTTCTCAAATGCAGGTCTCAGGCAAGGTGGCGAGGAAGGGAGCGGCACACGCTCATCCCTTATCTTTCAGGAGAAGAGAATGCTGGCAGTCAAGAAACCGAAATATGTAATGCTGGAGAACGTGAAAGGACTCCTATCTGAGAAGATGAGAAAGTACTTCTTCCAATATCTCAGAGACCTTGACTCTTTCGGCTACACGTCATTTTACAAGGTTCTTAATTCTAAGGACTATGGGATTCCACAGAATCGTGAACGTATCTTTGTAATCTCCATTCTAAGAACAGAAGACGAGCCGAACCCTGAGTATCATTTCCCTTCTCCTATCAAGTTAGAGACTACGGTTGAGGATATGTTAGAAGACAATGTTTCTCCCGAATATTTCTTGTCGCAACAACACCTCGAAAAGTATCTCTCCAAAGCAGACATCAATGAATCAATCAAAAAACTCTACCCCGAAGATAGCGATACCGAAAACGGCTGATGGATGCTCAGTTGCAGTTACAGCCAGTATAGGCATGGCAAGTGTAATGAACTTCATTGACACGGCTCATTATCCGAAAGGTGGAGTTTTAATCATCAAGAAAATCTAATGTGCGACAAAATTATAAAGCTAGCAAACCTCCAAATCAAAGGCAGAATAGAGCAGCAGACCAGAGTCTATTCCACAAAGGGAATCTCCCCTACTCTCACTTCTAATATGGGTCACGGAGGTAACTGCATTCCACTATTCTTAATTGTCAAAGAGATATGAGAAAAGCCATCCTCTACAAGGAACGAACAGCCGATGGAAGGATGCTACGCAAAGATGAAACATAGAACACCACGTACAGACGGACTCAGTAATACCATCACAAGTTTCTTCACAGACAACTTAGTATTAATCGTAAGCGAGATATAATAACAGGAGGAAAGAGAATAACATTCGTAACCATCATGAAAAAAGAAATCATTCACACCGCACCTAATGGAAAGAAATACTCCATCCAAATCAGGAAGTACACTCCAAGAGATTGTTTCCGCCTGATGGGAGTGCATGAAGCTGACATAGATAAACTCCTGAGCAAGGAGAAGTCTGGTCAACTCATTATCTGTAAGAGCAAACTCTACGCACTTGCAGGAAACTCAATAGTCACCAACTGCCTGACTGCCATGTTCGAGGAACTGATATTTCCATCAGGGAATCACTATCACGACAAGAGCGGTCAGCTATCACTCTTTTAGATTATGGATATTTTCGGATATATCAAGATAGGCAAACGCATCAGCAAAGCGCACAAAGCCCTCTTTACCCACAAGACCATGGTAATATGGTACAAAGGCAACCCAATCATCGGGACAATGCACGATGGTTTGTGGTACCAACAAGACATGAACGGAAAATTGGAGCAATTAATGTTCCAGCAACAAGTAACTCACGTATCATTCTTACCTTCCCCACCAAATGAAAACAGAAAAAGAACAAATCTTAGCCATCATCGCTGAGATTCAGGAAGAGCGTAAGGCAGCGCATATCGTGCCAAATCATGTTCTTGCCACAGAAATCATCAACCGAGGATTCCATCAGCCGCAGCAAGCCCTCAACGAATTATGTGCAGAAGGGAAGATAAGATGGTGCAGAACACTCAACGATACGGCATTCACTATCAAGTCATAGCAAAGCTATGTGGATTGAAACAAATACTATCAGAAATTTATAAATCAAAAACAATATGGAAGAAAAGTTAGAAATAATCACAAAGGAAGACTTGGAGGTATTATCTAAGCAAGCCTACGAGTCAGCAAAGGATAAGGGCTTCTACCCTGGTATTAGTACTACATTTCACCTGATGTTCATTATCGTAGAAATGGGTGAAGTGCTGCAAGCGGACAGAAAAGATAGACATGGCTCCATCGAAGACTACGAAAGCGAAATTGAAATGGGCAGGGATATTCCTACCGCCTACAAAAACACACTGGAAGGTACAGTAGAGTCTGAGTTTGCCGACATCGCTATTCGTATTCTCTCGCTCTTGGGTAGCATCATGGATAGCGAGAAAGCCGAGTTTATGGAAGACGAAGACCTGATAGACGAATACAAATTGGCTGAATTTATCTTTGGGTTTGATTTAGTCGAAGACCTATACAGACTCATCGAAAAGATAGGAGTCTGTGACTTGGATGATTCTCCAAACTGGTATCTCGTCAAGCATTTACAAGAAATACTGATGGATATTTTTGCGATTGCCCGCAGTAACAATATCAACCTGATGGAACATATCAGGTTGAAAATGAAGTACAACGAAACCCGTCCGTATCTACACGGATATAAATATTAGGAGGACAAAATATGTTTGGAATAGAACAGATTTCAAGAAGATGCTTAATGACTTTGAGTGATGTTAGCAAGATTCAAGCTACCATCACCATCCCAAAGCCGACCAAACCCATCTTTCCTGAGCAGATGGAAAGAGAGTTTATCAAGAACATAAACAACTCACAACCTCTTGCAAAGAACAAGGTTATTAAGTGTCACATAATGAGGAATTAAGCTTATGGAAGAATTACCTGTAGGTTCTGAGATTACCCTGAAAGTGGTTGAAAGTAACAGTTGTGATGGTTGCTTTTTCGCTGAGTTAGCTACCGATATTTATGAAAATGTTTGCAAGCGCATTAAATGTACGGCTAACGAGCGAAAGGACGGTAAAAATGTTAATTTTAAAAGAGTGAAATAATATGGTATTAATTATTAAACCTTTTCACGCATTGCCTTGTGAATTAGAAATATTCACTATTAATGGTAAGGATGCCGAAAGAAAGGATTTTGGTGATACGTATGACCATGATATAGCACGTGCAGAGCCTTATAGCTGTGGTGATATGTACTTTGAGCCAAAGCCTCCAACAAAGGAAGTGTTAGATAAATACAATATCACAGACCAAGAATATTATAACATCTGCAACGAACTGGAAGATAAACTACGTGTAGGTAGCTGTGGGTGGTGTATTTAAAAATAAAGCGTATGGAAAATGAATATATAGCAGGAGATTTGGTAATGACAAACGGAGTACCTTTCGGCACCTCTAAGAATGTTGTTTACAGAGTAGCAGAATCAGACCCATCTAAGACTTTATTAAAATTTGATGACGAATCAACAATAAAAGGCACTGTTCGATTAGAAAACTATGAAGCTAAAGAATTAGGAGATAAAGGTTATCTTTCAGGAGATTGTGGTGCATGGGTTAAGGATATTGTTCCAATCCCTCTTACTCCTGAGATTCTAGAGAAGAATGGATGGAAGCTTCTTAAACATCATAAAAGAAATAGTTACGATGATGTTTCTTGGAGTAGTTATCATAAACCAGCAGAAACAAATATAAGCCTAATATTCTACCAAGAAGAAAAGGCATTTTTTCCATTTCTTTATGCACAAGAAATTTCAGAAGCACCTATAAGGTACATACATCAACTCCAGCACCTTCTCTTCGGTCTAGGACTTAACTCAGAAATGGAGGTGTAGGTATGCTTATAAGTGAATTTATTCAACAGCTTCAAGATGTTTACGATGAAGAGGGTGATATGGAAATTGCCATCAAGATAGATGATAACGACTTAGGTTCTGAACCTATTGTAGTGAAATCTACTGTTTATGAACAACTTTATATAGTTAAATCCTAACCGCCTTCAGGCATAAATAATAGCAGTATGGATAAAAATGTTGTATTATCAAACGAAGAGTTAGAATTACTCATAACAGGCTTACATTGTGTAGATGAACGTAGTTATAATTTTTATACCACAACATATACACCTTGGAGTGAAGCTAAAGAGTTAAAAGAGAATTTGCGAATAAAGCTCAAAAGAGTATTGTTTAATGTTTAACGCCTTCTGGCATAAAAGTAAGAATATGACAGATGAAAAGAATGATAATGCAAAAGAAGTACTCCTTGAATTAGCCAAGAAGAATAACTTGAAAATTCTTAAAATTGATTGTTGTAATTATGATGGGGAATGTTGTGAATGTTATAAAAGAGAATATCATGCCGAATGTACTGAAATTCATCATTGTAGTCCAAAATATTACACAACTTTAGAACAACTTGATTTCTTTTATAATGATAATTCTTGTAATCAAGAGTTGTATGGTACTGTCTATTGCATAGATAAAGAAGATAAGCAACCTGTATGGTTGACAAGATGGTGTGATGATATAAGTTCTGGTTGGATAGTAAATCGTATTCCTGAATTTTATAAAAATAAAGTAAAATGAAAGATGTAGGTCAAGTAATGATAGCAATAGCTATTCTTTTAAGTTTTATTACACTTATTATATGGGTATTTATAACGCAAGGTCCTATTATGGGTTGGTTATCTATACTATTTACACTTGTCGTTATAGGAGTAATACTAATTAAAATTGAATAGTAATATGAATTAACTAACCATCCCTTATGGGATTAAATAGAAGTAACATGAAACATAAGTTTATGGTTATCATTGAATCTAATGATGATTCAGATGACAGAGAAGTAGTTAAAGATTGTCTGAAAAACTGGCTAGGAATAAATTGTGGACAGGAAGAAAAAGATTTGTGCTGTTGTCCAAATTGGAAGTCAGCAGAAGTTGAGTAACTAATCATCCTGCAAAGGATATAAATAGATAGAATATGAGTAAAAAAGTAATCACCTCGTACAAGGCTTTCGACAAGAATATGCAATGCCGTGGATTCCAGTACGAAGTATGAAAAGAGTACGAAATGGACGGAGAAATCAAGTGTTGTAACCGAGGTTTCCACGCTTGCAAGTCTCCAATGGAAGTGTGGGACTACTACGATATGTTTAACTCTCGCTATGCAGAGGTAGAACAGTCTGGCAAGATTGATGAAGAAGGAAATTCGACAAAGGTTTGTTCTTCGCATATCAAGATTAAGGCTGAGTTGAAGCTGGCTGACATCATTAATATAGGTGTCGAGTAGCTGAAAGATATTACATCAACATCTAAAGTTAAGGCAGATGGTGCGTTGAACGATAATGGAGACAGAAAGAAACAGATTGGTTCAAGCGGTTACTCTGCTCAGATTGGTTCAAGCGGTTACTCTGCTCAGATTGGTTCAAGCGGTGACTATGCTCAGATTGGTTCAAGCGGTGACTATGCTAAGATTGATAGCACTGGAGAGGATTCTGTTATCATGTGCGCTGGCAACAGTTCAATAGCAAAAGCAAAAGTTGGCTCATGGATAACGCTGGCAGAATGGAAATGGAGCAATGAGAAAAATCATGATGTTCCAGTATGCGTTAAGACAGAGTACGTTGACGGAGATAACATCAAGGCTGATACTTGGTATCAACTTAGAAACGGAAAGTTTGTTGAAGTTCAGAAGTAACTAACCGAGGACATAAATATAAGAAATATGGAAGATTTTCAGAAAAGAATGCTCGATGAGCATATCCAATTAGTAGAGCGTTTAAGCAAGTTGAACGCTGCCTTAAAGAAGGAAGGTTTCTTGCAGAAAGTAGGAGTTGTCCAATTTACTCTTATGACTAAGCAAAAGCTTGGTATGACATCTTATCTTGAAGCCCTTGAAGATAGAATGAGAGATATGGGCATTGAGGCTGATTATGTGGTAGAACAGTCTAAATGGCAGTAATAACTAACCACCCTCTCCTGTAAAATGGAGAGGGTAAAAAGAAGAGAATATGGCACAAGAAGGATGGATATGCCCTAGATGCGGAAAGGTAAACGCACCTTGGGTAATGCAATGTTTCTGTAATAGGAACACTCATATATTACCTAAAGTCGGTGCTCCTTACTATGAAGGAGACCAAGCAACGTGTAACGCAAAGGAGGATAAGTAATGAGCAAAGAAAAAGCTATTAAGTATATCACTAGAGCCAAAGAGCTTTCAAAAATAAGAAAAATCTTAGAAGAAAAGGAGAAGCTTGCCCACTCAGTACTGAAAGATACGAAGAGTTTAGACTCTGATGCTTCTCAGTTAGTGGACGAACACTTTTGGGATTTAGTTAAATAAGAATAGTTATGACAAGACCTTACAGAATCAAACATAAGGCAAGTGGGTTATACTACAAACCTTCAATAAATCATATTAATCTTTCCAAGAATGGAAAGGTATATATGACAAACAACTCGCCATTATTAGCAAATTATGGATATGATTACATTCCTATTAGTGTTAAAAAAGGTACGAAGATACATAATATTTTAGAAAAGTCACTACCATTAAAAGGTGTAGAGTGTTTCTATGGAACAGCAGTTTGGTATAAAGTTCCAAAAAGTGAATTTGAAAAAGAAGAATTATAGCGTATGAAGATAAAGATTATTTCTGTTCGTCTCCCCAGACTCTTTAATGGGGAGAGACTCCCGAGCTTTACGGATGAGGTGAAGTACTTCATCATGTACAAAAATCATTGGTGGCAGAGATACAGATACATGAAAAATCGTTTCGGTCGTCCAATGGGGTTTGACAGCATTGATGCAGCCAAAGTGTATCTCAAAAAGAAAGGTATAGATTATAAAGGAAAAGCATAATATTTTTGATTAGCGTATGAAGAAACTATTATTAGCGTATGCGATATTACTTGCAGGTTGCGCTGGCAAGACAGAAACCGAACATAAGCATATCGTGATTAGCAATGATTATCAGGACACCTGTATGATTGTTGCTAATGGCTATAGAACAATACCAATAGAATGCAAGAAAGGCTCGAAAAGCAAGAGCCATGGAACAATTACCATATTCTTGTCCGACAAAGGTAACAGTCAAGTATGTAATGTTAATAAGATAATTTGCAAAATAGAATAATGAAAATAGAAATCACAAGAGTAACCGACTGGCAGCGTGTTGTAGATGCCGCTCGGTTTACGCAAGGAAAGAAGTCTTTAGGACGTGAGCCAAGCGATGAGTTCAAGAAACAGATGATTCTCAGCGAGCATTCACCGCTCAGAGAATTGGAGTTTGATATTAAGATGTATGGCATACCATACTGGGTGAGCAACCACTTTGTTCGCCACGTCCATGCTCAGCCATTTGTTTCTACATCAAGACCAGACATTACTGGTTCCAAGATTCCTCGCCACGAAATGCGACAGGACGATTTGGTTAACTTGCAGCTATCTCTCAACGCTCAGGAGATTATCAACATTTCTAAGCTAAGACTATGCAACAAGGCATCCAAGGAAACAAGAGAGGTATGGTATAAGGTAATTGACGAGTTGGTTCAAATAGAACCTTATCTTGCATCCGCTTGCGTTCCTCAATGCGTTTACAGAGGATTCTGCCCTGAGGCAAAGTCATGTGGCAGAACTAATACAAACTTTTTCACATTTACAAGAAAACACTATAAAAATCTTGATTTATACAAAACAAATGAAATATCCAAAATATAACGTCAACGAATATATAGGAGGGCACTTCGAGTACACCACTCCATGCCCTTTCGCCATACAAGGCAGATACACTCACGAAATCCTGATGGTAGGTAGTCTTGCTTGCCAGCGATGTGAATACTATCGAGGTATCAACAAAGAAGATTGCATCGTATCTTGCGGAATAGTATAGTGCAGCCTATCTGCACTCATCATAATAATTAATCAGATTAACAAAATGAATACAAAGAAAATCTCAATTATCCAGCGTATCAAGGAAAAATTCCTTGGCAAGCAGTTCTTTATTGCAGTTATCGCAAACAAGGGAACCAGTTCTTACTTCGTCAACTCTTCTATCTATCGCTCTGAGAAGGAAGTGAAGGCTTACAAGAAGTACATCACTACCGATGAGAGAATGAAACAGAGCTTCGATTTCGTAGGCTACTACTCCTTCCGTTCCAAGTTCGACTTCCGTATTCCTCTTAGCGGAAAGCCAGTATCACTTGAAGAAGCGAAGGAACTGGCAAATAAGTAGTATCGGAGATAAAGTTAATAGATAATACATATCTTATCAATTTACTTATTATTTTTGTGAAATGAAATTCAAATATATAATAGATAAAGTCAATGGTTTCAGGCATCGCAACAATTTTGTGATACTGGACGGAAGAGCGAACTCTGTCACACTCTCCAAGGGTATCTACGACCATATCATGCAGAAGGAACGAACAGATTACTCTGTCTTCGTGTTCAGGTTATCAGACAGAAGAACATACGGATTCTGTATGCGTGAGGACTGGGAAGAACTTCGCAAGTCAAACACCGCCTTCACTCGTCTTCAATTCAATCAGGAGCATAAGAAGGTGGGATTCCGAAGCGACCTCCCTTCCATCACCGCCATCCTTGATGATTACAATCTTCCGCTCAACAGAATGGTTCGCCTGACCTGTATTCCACGCAAGTCAGGCAAAGGCGAGCCATACTACGAAATCATGCGACCAAACTAAAATTCAAGCACATGGCAACAAGACAAGAAGTAATTTTCGCAGGACTCACCAACTCTCCATCCGACTATGATTGTCAGGATGGAGAGTTGGCAACCTGCCTCAACCTCATCAACGAGGACGGGGCACTACACCCGATCCACCAGCCAGTAGTAGCAGAGCAGAATATCACGCTTCCAAACAACTCCTGTTCCATCAGGTACGTACATAATGTGACACATGCAAACAAAAATCATTCACACTATATTGTGAATTGCACTAACAGTTCTCCTTATTCATGGTACTGGACAGAAAAGGGAGGAGACGGAACACCTCATGAGTTAAACCTCGGAAACTTCAAGGTTAACTCAGTTACTACTATAGGAAATATTATCTGCTTTGTAGGAGACAAAAACATACTTTATGCTTTTTGGAATAAAGATTCTTACAATATTTTTAATAAGAACGCATTCAACTATACTTTTTCCGTAACAAACACGTCAGGAGTTGAAGTTGATGCCATAGCTCAACTTGGCGATGATTTTCAAGGTTGCTTTTGGACGCCATCTTTTGGTTCGCAAGATTACGATAATTTGATTTTTGAAGGAACTAAACCAAATGGAACTAAAACAATTTGGAATGCCATTGACTCAATGATTAATAAGGCTATGAGTGAAAATGGGAATACTTACTTCAAATATATAGTATTTGGAGTAGTTGCTTTGAGACTATACGATGGAACTTATAGTAACATTTCAAACTTGTTCGTTCTTTGTCCAAAGGATAATATTAATAACAGCTTTTATTATAACGCTGACAAAGAGACAATAAAAAATACAGAATACTATAAATTTGTTCGTGCCAGCGGATATATTCACAGACATCAGATAAATGTTCAACTCGACCTAACTGGTATAGAAGATTTTGTTCAAGGAGTAGATGTTTTCCTAACAAAAGGAACTGATTTTCTTTACTTAGATAAAGGGTATGACACAACATCAACGGAAACGGTTAATAATTTAAAAAAAAGAAAAGGTACTATTACATTTGAACGTTTTAAAAAGTCTGCATTATACAGGGAATTTGATAACCTTACCTTTTATCATTCCATCTATATAACAAAAGAAGACCTTGGAAAAAACATTGATTTGTTGAATGTGCAGGGAACAGAAGAATCTTTGTCGCTTGCAGACATGGGGCGAACCTCTATTGGCAGTTCTTGTGCTATAGCATACAACAATAGACTTCACTTGGCTAACATACAAAACTACATCAACGACATATTTTCACCAAACCCAATATATAAATTTGAACTCAACTCATCAGGCACTTCTTTCCCAGTTGAGAAAATAAACACAATACTTGGAAATTATATGGACGTCCCATTGACAGACGAAGGTTGGTACGATTATGGAAAAATGAATTCTGATACGGCAGAGGTTATTGCTATCATTGATAACAAGTATTACTATAAAGCAACTGTGCAATACCCTTTAAATCCTATATTCGTAGTCCCATTTCAAGATGCAAAAAGTGTCAAATTATACATCAAACACAAAGGCAAGCTCATGGACGAGATTGGATTTAGAAACATCAACCTGCACCAATCAGAAACATTTGGTATGTCGTATTATATATTTAATGCAGAAAATGGAATATTCTCTTTTATGCAAAAATACGAACTCTCAAATAATGGAGGTGTATTAACAAGAAGGCAAGGCGACACCTTTACTTCAACATCAAGTAAATTTTACGATGAAGCTTCCCAAAAATGCGATTCCGATGGAGCGAAAATAGAACAACTTGCTTCCTTAATCAAAGTAAGCGAAGCTGAGAATCCTTTAGTCTTCCCTGCAAAGAATAGCGTACAAGTAGGTTCATCCGTTATCTCTGCACTTGCCGCTAACACCCGACCAATCAGCGAAGGTCAGTTTGGTGAAGCTCCACTCTACGCTTTTACAGATGAAGGAGTATGGGTGTTGATGCTGGGCGAAGAAGGAACCTATGTGGCTCGCCAACCAGTCAACCGAGAAATCTGTTCCAACCCAGACGGAATCTTGCAGATAGATGATGCGGTACTCTATCCAACCAGCAGAGGTATCATGATGCAGCAAGGAAGAAATTCTATCTGTATTACAGACCAACTTGATGGCTATCCTTTCAACTTCATGGAAATGAAGTACGCTAAACAGATTATAGCCACCAACGAAACAGAGTCAGGAGAGATAAGTTATATCCGTTTCAAGGACTATCTTAAATCGGCTGATATGATTTACGACTACTACAATAATCGTATCATTGTCTTTAACCCGAACCAAGCATACGCTTACGTTTATTCGTTGAAGAGTAAGATGTGGGGAACAATGAAGAATGTGTTCAGCAAGCGAGTTAACATATACCCAGAGGCTTACGCTACCAATAAGGAGGGCAAGATTCTTAATGTATATGTAGATGAACCATATTCCAATACTCATTATTTCCTTTGCAGCAGACCTCTTACTATAAGCGGCAAAGAGGTTTACAAGACTATATTTACTTGCATAGCAAGAGGATATTTCCGAAAAGGAACAAACGGAAAGTGTGCTATTGTTTTGTATGGAAGCAATAACCTCTTCGACTGGTATCTCATTAAGACATCAATCAACGAGTATCTCAGAGGAATAGCTGGCTCTCCATACAAATATTTCAGGGTTGCACTCATTGGCAATCTTGCCACAAACGAATCTATAAGCGGTCTATCTGCTGAGTTCCAGGAAAGATTACAAAATAAACTTAGATAATAATTTTCTTTTTCATTATAAAAACTAAAGGGTAGCAGTCCGTGATGGATAGCTACCCTTGCTTTATCTTAATCAAAAACCTTAAAACGGATGCAAAGCAATTCTTGCTCTGCCAGCCGACCGATTGCTTGCTTCCTTAATCTTCTGCTTCTTATCCTCAGCGAGTGCCCAGAACCTGTCAGAACCATCAGGATAAACAATCATCAGCCATTCATAAAGGCATTGGTTCACAATATAATCGTGAATATATACCGTCATGGTATGCACACTTGTCTTAGAGAAACCTTGCGGTATTCTCATAGCCAAGTAGTAAGCTTCCTCTTCATTGGTAGGAGAACCTATACACTCTTCCCACTCGTTAGAATCAAAGCCGCCACCAAGCATTTTCATCTTGGTGTACCTGAAAAGCATTTCATTGCAGTCTTCTACTGCTGAATCAAGAATCCTTGCCAGTTTATCCCGATTACCATCCTCGCCTACATCATAGATATTGTGAATAGAATGGGAATCCGCTACAGAACTGGAGATAGAGTCGGCATAGACGGCAGCCGTATTCTTGATGTCAAACACCAGTTCTTTCTTTTGAAGCTCTATCATTACCTTGTACCCAAGGTTACAAACTCTGCATTCTTGCATACACACCTCCTTTCTTATGCGTTAGGATCCGTTCTGCTTGGTCTCTCACGTCTGTTGAAGACCTCATGCAGGTTCTTGATAGCCGCAACCGACAATTCTGCATACGTCTTCGACTCGTTAGGGTTGGTAATAATAAACCAGTCCATCACAGCCTTGTTGATAATGTAGTCATGGATAGAACTTGTAAGAGCATCCTTTAAGGCGAGCGGATAGTTTGATGGAAGGGACAGGCTGATAACAATATTGGTACTATCATCAATCAACTCGTTGGAAGCAGTAGTACCATTGCCTGTTTGAATTGACTCACTCAACTCTACAAGCAGTTGACTATACGCATTCTGAATGCTACGCAATGCCTGATTTTTGTCTTCATCATCATCGCTCGCCTGAATATTACTTGCCGCCTCAGCATCCATATCGGCAGCCCTTCTACTACGTCCTGTCAGGAACGCTTTATTTTGGAAGTCGTAAATGAGTTCACTCATATACAACGTAATCGTTAGACTTTTTCTTGCCATACTATGATATTTTAGTTCGTGTCGGTTTCTTTTTGTAGAACACTTTGTCCTTAATGTCGAGCAATAATGCAGCAGCGTTATCTGCATATTCCTTTACCTTGTCGTTTGCGGTAATCTCGCACCACTTCCCTATAATGCTATTTACCATGAACGAGTTGGCTGACGAATTGATGGAACTGAGTAGATTTTCATCGAATCTGCTTGGCATTTCGAGTTCCCAAGTGATAGTCCCATCTACTCCTGAGCCACCTGAAATAAATCGCTTCAGAACGTTTCTTAGCGAATCCAATGACTCATTAAAGAACCGCTCAATCATCGCCAAGTCAGCATCCGTCACGAATATCTGGTCAAAAGCCGATTTGCCATCCTCTACGGTTGTCATCTTACCTATGTAGGCAGTAGTCTTCGCTACCTCTTCATATATGTCATTTTTCCTGATTACCAATGTGAAATCTGCCATTCTTTATCTTTTTATAGAGTTTATAACCTAATATGATTAGCAGCATACAGAGTGCACAAAATGACCATACAGCATACTTCAACTGAAACTGCTCCCACTTGGACAACTCCTTCTCTACAGGATAGGGCACTGTGATGGAATCTCTTTTCAGGAAGGAATCTACCTTAACCTTATACACATTCTTGAAGATAGTTTTCTCATGCCATCGGTCAAGGTAACAGGTATCTCCCTTTTGTCTGAGATATATAGAATCACGCACAAAAACGCTATCGTAAGTATGCAGCGTATCGTGTTTTATCACATTCTGATATACAATTTTTTCCATCGGAATGTACTTCGTTTTGCATCCCGACAGAAGAAATGCCACCAGCAAGATACCAAGCACGTAGAGTGCTACTTGCCAAAAATAAGTATCATACCACTTTGTTTTCATAGACTAAACATTGAAAACCTTCTTTGCTCTTGTTAGGAACTTTCGCCTTGATTCCAATCCGTTAGTTCCACCATTGATGGTCTTGGTAATAGCCACGAAACAATCACTATCAGCCAGTTTGTTCAGGTCGTGCTTCCACCACCACCACATCGCACTCTTAGTTGCACCCAAAGGCTTCTCCAGCAATTCAGGATGCTCCATGATGTCACCAGTACAGTGCTTGCTATTCTGATAAGCCTGATAGTTCGCCCTGCCTGTAATCTGTATCAATCCCCTACCACGATATTTATACCCGTCACCATCTTTCAGGTTCCCGAGCATATTCTTCAATCTGCCAACATCATACTTACGGAAGTAGTTCTTGTTGCCGAGTTCCTTGGTATATCTCAGTTCGCCACTCTCATGAGCAATCTGAGCCAAGAAGTGAGCCATACGTATAGGAGTATCAATATGATACGCCTCGGCATAACCATTAATGTAAGGCAGAAAATCATTCACCTTATCCTTGGCATTCGGCATAATAGCCAAAATCTGTTCTCTTGTTACCTTCATAATCACTTGCCCTCCTTCACTTGTTTCAGCATACTTACGAGTTCGTCCTTCACCTTGCTCTCAAAGTTGCCTAATTTTGTCTTAAAATAAATGTTCACTCCGAAAATAGATCCAGAGTAAACAAGTGCTTGACTGATGTACCAGAGCACACCATCCGAAATAATATAGTTGTTCAGAAAGAATGACAGGAAGGCAAGGACGATTCCGCTAACTACCATTCCAATGGCTGTACCATATTGCAATCCTTCACGTACATTTGGAGACATAACTTATCTTTTTTTAAATATTAATAATACGCAAAGATAAGCTATGCCTTTCAATTCATCATCTTATCCGTTAATGTTATGCCATATCTTGCTCGTTGGATACAAACAGTCTGGGTCTTGAAGGTATTCTATCGCCATCAACACTACCATTTCCTTCAACTCCCCTGCATCCTCACTATATCGCTCCAGCAGAACATGATGGTCACTCCTCAGTAAATTCATAGTTACCGCCAAATCATGGATGGTATAGTCTGATATATCATCCTTATGTTTATCGAAAACCTCCTTTATTTCTTCGTCTGTAAAGAAAGGAGCCATGCGCTTGGTTCCATCAGCATCCTCATACCACATCTTACTGATAGCATCATCAGCAAAGTACTTGTCAAAATGTTCTTCACTCAAAACACCATGCACCATCGCACATAGATGATGCACCTCTACATCGCTCAATTTGCATGAGAGATACTTACCGATAGCCTTAGCTATATTCAACATCTGTTCAGGAGTCATATCCTGCTGATACTTTTCGACAAACTCTACGAAATTCATATCTATAAAATTTAAAAGTTTATGATGCTGCAAAGATAAGAATATCTTCAACGCAGCACCATAAACTCGCAAATATTCCTGTAGCTATCTGAGTATCAGACAAATACAGTTACGATAAAAACACCTCCTTTCTTTATTCGTCCTTATATTGGGTTCGTTTCTCTTTGCCCCTCGCCCAGATGTCGTTTTTCTTGCGTTTCGACACCTTGCCGAGTACATCATTTTCGTAAAGTTCGGGCTTATCTTCCCTACCTTTAGTCTCTGTAGCTATACCATTATTGGGATTGCTACCTTGGCTGGCATCGGGTTTTCCGTTGCCATACCATTCCTTGTCGCTTGGTTTATCTGCAATCATACTATTATCTATTAAATTAATAACTAAATTAAGCAGCAAGCGGTGGGGTCTGTCCGTCAGGGCTTACCCCCTGACCACTCATCATCTGCTGCAACATCGCCTGAGCCTTCGGATTGCTCTGTGATGCCTGAGCCACTTGCGCTTGCAACTGAGGAGAGAATCCTTGTGGAGTCTCACCATTCTGAATGGCTTGCTGGTTGGATGCAACCGATTGCAGCAACTCCTCTCCAAATGGGAAATCTCCTACTTGCAGCAACTGCTCCAGCGTGATAGCCTGATTCTGCCACAAGGTCATAAGGAACTCATTCGCCATCTGTCTATAAACAGGAGTAGCCGTACTTTCCGTGATATTGATGTCAAACTCAACGTCTCGTATCTTCTTAGGGTCATAGCGTACAATCTGCCCTGCCCTACCAACGATATTGAAGTTGCGAGCCACATCATAGTACTGCTGCATATTCTTCACGGTCTTGTAAGCACCATCAATGATAAACTGGCTGAAACTCTCCAATATATCAAGCAGCGACATGGTGGCATTCTGAGTCTGCTGGGCATAGAGTGAACCGCTCGTTCCCGATACTCCTGGCTTTCCTTGTAGAGCACCATTTACTCCTGATATATCCTCGAAGAACTTCAACTGATAACTGAGCAAATCACCGATACCGATATTCGTTGAGTTGTTCGCCACTTGCTGAGGAACCTGACCGCTCTTGTTCGGCTTGTATCTCACAACACCATTGAACCTACTCCACTCATCGCAGAAATCATCCCAACTCATATCGTCAGGCAGACAATCCTCAGGGCACAGAAGTACACCCTTGGCACTTGCACGCATAATGAAGTCGTACATCGTGATAAGTCGGTTAACATATCTCTGCTGGTCAATCACATCTTCCACGAAACTGTGAATCTCACCATCAATAAACGGATAGAACTTAAAGCAGTATGGATGCTCACCATGAGCATAAGGAGTCTCACCCTCTCTCAGAATATCACCGAAAGGAGAAAGGTAATAGAAATGCCAGTAATCATCCATGAACCACTCAGCTTCAATCAGAGGAATATCATCTTCCGACATACCAGCAGCCAATCCTCTCTGTCTTCTGTCCGCATTCTCGGCATCTACAATATCAGCCTTATCCTCAATGTCAATCTTGAAATCATCGCCATTGTTATAGTCGTGACATCGGTATCTCGGTTTACTTTCCTTGCGCCAAACCTCAATCACTCGGCAGAGCGAAGGGTTGGCAGGATTCATGAAGTCGATGGTCTTAGGGTCGAACTCACCAAATCGCTGAGTGCAGTCAGCAATCACGAAATCTCGGTTAGCCGCCAGTCTGTAAATCTCCTTCAACTTACGAGCCTCAGCAGGAGACTTGGCAAACTCTCTCAGTACG